ATAACTACCAGCTGCGGGTAAATCGCCTTCTGCGTCATATACGTTACCAAATAATACTTTGTTACCGGCCATATCTAAATCAGAACCAGTTATAACACTAATAACTTCATTATTTGATAAACCGCCACCGCCGCCTGAACCGCTAGCTTGAGGAACCCATTCGTAATCAGTTCCTGACCAAGCTAATACTTGATCCGCTGCCGCAGAGCCTATATTTAAATGAGTATCAACATTAGTGTTTCCATATCCACTTTGGAATGTTATATTACCATTACCGTCAGTTGTAAGAACTTGGTTATTTGCTCCATCATTCACATAGAATAATAAACTCGTTGGTCTACCAGTTAATGATGTAAATGCACCATCAAATGCGTCGTTGTATAATTCAGTAAAGTTTTCGTTAACTTTAACAAATGCGTTACGTAATGGATCGCCGAGACCATCGTTACCAACCAATCCAACGCCAATCGTTTGCTTTACCATTATTTTGCTCCTAAGTCTTTTCTATCTATTTATTAAACTGTGTCAACCTTTAAGTTGATAGTGTCTACTGTAATCGTTGTTCTGTCTGAACTGTATCGTGGAATAGATGGTAACTGATCTGGTCCAACAATTGGATCTCCGCCAATTAATGGATCATTCTTAATTGTTCTACCAAACTTGGCAGTAACTCCAACTACTTGTTTCTTTTTATATGCAAATGCACCAAATATTCTAGTACCTGCTAGGTGCACATTCTGTTTAAGTGTATCCTTATATGAATCAAAGTCAACAGTTGATTTAATTTGATACGAATATTCCTGATAAAAATCAGAGTCATGTATTCTATTTTGGCTATCATAATATGTATTATCAGTTTTATAACCATTTACATGTGATGTTTCACTTCCCCAAAACCCTGCGGTAATACCTTGAGTGTCTGCAAATAATTGACCCTTAGCTAATACTGTACCAGCTTTGTTTGTAAGGAATACTATTTCTTCGTTTAAATAACCAAAGCCAGAGTTTGTAACTTTTACTTCAGATATTCTACCTGTGGCAAATTGAGTACGCGATCGTACATCGGCGTTTGCTCCAAGTAATTCAGACGAATAATCTCTTTCAGTTGCTATAACTGTATATGATGTACCTTCATGCATAATGTCAGCAGTTACAAATCCGTAGTATGCATATGGACGAACTTGAATAAATCCTCTGTCTACATTAATAGCCGTTATAATACCAGCTACACCTGTTGATGGCTGAGTAATGTCATCGCCTACTGAAAACGCAGCACTGAATGGATTTATAATTAATCGTTGTTCGTATCTATCAAACGCAATCATTACTTCGTCTCTGACTAATGTAAACACATCGTTTAAGTAATCTATGCCTGGATCAATATTTTCAAAATCATTTATTGTTCCAATTTCTAATGGCGTCAACGTAAATGCGTCTTCAATAACAGTACTTAATGTTACGGGGTCTACGGAACCTGACATAGGCTGGGTCGCAGGTGCAGCGTTATAGTTTGCCGCGTTTAAAGTGACAGCGAGGAATGGCAAAATAGGGTCAGTAATTAAAGAAATATTTTCGATATTAGAAAGAGACTCAACCTTAACGTCTGTTACATCATTTGTATCCGGATATAAAGCACCAGGTGAACTTTCATTCTTATCAGATATAGTAAATATTCCAGTGATTGTAACGTTTGGTGTTCTGTCTAGTGTTGTAATATCTCGTACTATATTTAAAGTATTGCCAACATCCATCTTAATACCAACGGCTGAAGAATTTTGGCCAATGACTGTTCCCGTATTACCACCACTATCAGTTATTCTTTCCATTGGAACAAATGATAAGTCTGCGTTATTTAAAATAACAACTTGGTTTGAAACTTCGAGTCTTGTATTAGCTATCGTATATCCAAATCCGCCATCAGTTACTTTATAATCGACTATACCTGTAAACTGGTCTTCCGTATCAGTAACGAGGGCTACACCTCCAACACCATAATCACTTTTAATATAAACTTCATCGCCAACTTCATTACCTATGGTACCACCAAAGTCAAGGTCGACGACAATGTCAGAAGCTGAGCCATTTAATACGCCGAAGGATATATCTTTACCATCCACACGGGCTACAATATCGTCATACCTTTTAAACGTACCCTTTACATCAGACAAATATAAGATTGGCGTAAGAGTATTATTTAAAAGAATAAAGTTAATTTTATCAACTGCAGCCGTTGCCTTTGATACAGATCCAATAATTGTTTTGCTTAATAAATCAAAATATTCGTAATAATTTTCACTGGTTGAATCGTAAAACAACCCGCTGTTTGGTATCATCTGTAGATAATTACCAGTCTGCCATTTAGAGGTAGATGGTTTTAAAATGTATTTAGAAGGATTAAATATTTCAACATCTTCTTGGTAAAACATTCTAAAGAATAAAATAACACTTGACGCTGAACCTTTACGTCTATATAAATCCAATATGTTTTTAACAACTAATCGTACACTTGTATCGTTTAGTAAAGGTAGGTCCGCTAAAAACTTTTTCTGAAAGAATAAAATCATACTCGATAATGTTGTAGTAATATCGCGGTATTCAAACATCCTTCTTGCATTATATATTGATTGGTTAGGTGTTGTCTCTAAAAATTTATAATAATCGGTAACAAGCGAAACCAACTCATCGTTATTTTCTCTATAAATCGCAGGAAATTGCTGAGCAATTTTAAAGGATATTTGTTTTTCTACTTCTTTTGTATTGCTAACGGGCATTTGTTTGTGAACCTGTAAGTTTAATTGTTACATCAGAATTTTTAATTCCAAATATTCTTCCTGCTGGTGCTTTAATATCATTTGATATTGTATTGGCCTGGATTTTAATACCTGATCCAATATAGCTGTTAGCAATAAACCCAACTAAGTTAACTTCACCAGTTGTATAATTTACACTTCCAACAATTGGTTTAATAACTTTAGGATTTGCAATATCATTAGCAATGACTTGGATATTTCCACGGCCATCGTCTTGTAAATATACATCAGTACCGTCAAGTGTATATACACCACTCTTAATTGCTGGTTTATAATCATTAAATCCGTCAGCAGTATCAAAAGGATATGGCTTAACAAGAGCTGCTTCAAATTTAAACGATGGATTAAGAGCAATACCTAATGCTGGTGAATATTCAATGTAAGGCATAATACTAATTGATGTACCAATGATTGCTGTTTCTAACGCGTCAATAGATGTAGCTATTTTAGAAATTCTTGCAAAAGTATTAAAGTCATCTAAATAAGTATCACTATATAATTTAATAGCATCTCTTATCAATACATCTAAGTCACCTTCTGATTTACTTGTAAGTTTAGGATTATAAGTAACATCAACTGTTGTACAACCATATAGGAACTTTGATGGAACAAATACAGGTTCAATAGCCAATGGACTTCTATCTTTTAAATACTCAATATAAGTATTTGATAATGTTGTAGATAAACTCGTTTGGTTTTGACCAAGATATATTGAAATTGCAACCTTACCAAACTGCGGAGGTTCTAAATCATCACCACCATATGCAGCAACTGATTGGATCTCAGGGAAGTTTGATTTTAATAAGATTTCATAATCGGATGTTGTTACTGCACGTTCTTGTATCTGTAATGATTTTGGAGCAAAGTATCTAATGCTTTCCATTGACTCTCGTTCAGCACCATTACTTGCAGCCTGTATTGTTTCGACTACCGCCGAACCTGTAGTAGTTACGAGTGAGAAAGAAAATGCTCCATTACCTTCAGTACCCGATGTAATTCTATAACGTACTCTAATATCCTCAAACTCTTCAGGTTGGAAACCAAATACATTATTACCAAAGTAAATCGTATATCGTCCATCAATATATGGTTCAATATAGAATACTTTATCTGTTGGTCCTACACCAAAAATATCGTTCTTACGTAAAAATACGTTTTCGTTTTCTGTAGCTTCAGCATCAACGAATACCGAAATGGACTCAGTGTCTGCGTTTTCATTTGATAATGTTACTCTTAAAATTCCATCATCATCAACAAAGAAACCTTCACGTTCAAAACTGGCTAACATTTGACCTTCAAAGATTTCAACGTTTTCAGCAACGAATGTTCTTGGCGCAGTTTTCTTGGCAACATACATTTCATTAGTTACAAATTCAAAATTTTCACCGTTATAAATTGTTGTGAAAGGTGAGTACTGAGGAATTGTAATTGACTGACCTTCAGCATTATCATCTGTAATCGTAACCTTGACGATAGCCTTGGCAGACCTTCGTGACCTAGGTAAATAGTTTAATTCCTTTGCGTGCGAAACAATAGAGTTTCTTAACACTGCAGAGTCAAGGAACATTTCATTAACTGCCATATTTGTATAGAAGTTATTTTGATAAGTATTATATGCTAATACATCAAGCAATACTGACATGTTTGAACCTTCAAAGTTATAATCTTTGAATTGAGTCTGTGATTGTAAATATTGTTTAAATTGAGTTTTGACCGCGTCAAAATCTAATTCTGAAATGTTTAACTTGGCCATTTACCGAGTCCTCTCTAAAAATACATCAACAGATATAGGTTGTTGATTATTTGATATGTAAAATTCAATTTGTATCTTAACAACGTTATCGTCGATATTTGAAGTTACATTAACATCAATAACCTCTGCTCTTGGTTCATACAAGTCGAGTGTTGTTCTTACTTGATCCTCAATCATTACCATTACGCCAGGTGTTATATTTTCAAATAACATTGCTCTTAAATTACCACCGAGTGCTGGCTGCATTAGCCTTTCACCGCGATCGGTTAATAGTAAGTTTATAATTGATTCTTTTACTGCGTCTTCATCTTTATTAAGAGTTAAATCTAACGATAATGGACTGACTTCAAGGTTCTTCTTAAAGTCAGAGTATATAGAGATTTTCTTTTGTCTCTGTGTTAATAAATTTACAACCATTGCTTGGTATCCGTTGCTTTATAGTTATTTATAATGATTCATCTAAAATAGATTCAATTCTAGCTAAAAAATCAGATGATAGCGGTTCGCCACGAGGTGCCAGTGGTGGTGCCAGAGCTCTAATATTATCAGGCGGTAGTCCTGGTAGTGTTGATTTTATAATAGTACGGAAATCTATATTAATTTCCTCCGACCTACGATCTATATGTAAAAACTTGTTATAACGAATAATACCATTCCACCCTAAGTTTCTAGCAACCTTAATAAAATCATCAGTTTCTTTGGCGTAAGGATC